GCTCCTATTAACCATACCATCTAAATTAAACATGATTATGCTCCAAGAAATACTTTACTGGTTCACTCTTCATTAAATATTTTGGTTTGATTTCAATAGTTTCCTTATAATTTAACAATTGGTAATCACCATCATCATATACAGATATGGTTTTCACTTGGTTATATGGTAGTGTTAAGCGTGGTTCATATTCTTTATAACCAACTCTAACAAGTCGCTCGATTACTTTTTTTGCGTGTTTTTCGTCTTTAATCCTTACGTTTACTTCAACCATTATAGAACCTCCATCATATTTTTATCATCAACAACACCGAATAAATGAGCGTTAATTGGTAGATACTCTTTAAACTTAGACGCCATCTTATAATTTAAGAAGTGTGGATCGTAGTTCATGTGATAGTCAGAACCCATAACAAGCCGGTAACTAAAACGACCCAACCAATCACGGCTAATACTATCTACTAAATATTCAATTCCACCAATATTTACTACCATCGCTTTAAATTTCATAATGGTTTTCCTTTCGATTGTAAACCAATTCATAATCATATATATCTTTCATCAAACGTTTTATCTCTGAAATATCTCGCATAATCGTTTTGTTATCCATTTCAGGACTCATGTCAAAGACTTCCCAATCAGATTTTTTAATAACGCCTAAACTTATTAAATCTCTTATGAAATACGTCACTCGATAAATTTTGTTTTGATACATTACTTTTTATATCCTTTCATTCCGTCAATAATATAAGAACCAGCTAATATGACGTAAGCAATGAATGAAATAAATAATAAACTCATCAAACCATAAAATATAATTCCAGCTAATAATATCATTTTCTAACCTCTCTAGTTTTACCACAGTTCAAGCATACAAACGTGTTTTTCTTACCTTTTTTACCAGCAAACCCAACCGCACCACCAGCAATGAAACCCAATCCGCCGGTCATAACACCCAAACCAACCGAACCAGCTACCGACTTACCAAATGAATATTTCTTTGAGTTGTCGCCGGCTAATTGGAATTCATGACCACCGCACTTCTTGCATGTTAATTGGTTTAGATCTTGGGTTGCTTGTTGGCGTTTTTGTTCCTTAATTAGTCGTTGGTGTTGCTTTTCTAATTTGTTTAATTCCACGGCTTGTTTCAAATCACTATCATAAGGTGTGTTAAGTTTTTCTCGCTTCAATACGTCTTGTGCATAATTGTTAGCGTCAATATTCTTAATACCCCACTTTGCAAATTGCCAAACGTTTAAATTATTGTATTCGTCCCAATCAAAACCTAATTGTTGTTCTAAATCTAAGTTACGATATTTTACATTAGGTGTCATTATATTTCCTCTTTCGTTTTTGCTATGAACCAATCTTACCATGCTTATTTTTATTTGTCAATACTTTTTAGTAAAAATAATACGATTAGAGCCTGAATTATTTGCCCAATCAGTACTATAAGCATTATGTGTAAATAGTTTGTCATATACCTAGACCCCCATTAAATATAAACGACCAAATTGCTAACATGAATAATACCATTGATACAAGAGCCGAGATTGAAACGGTTGCCATCATCTCACTTGTACGTACATATTTACTCATAATTAGTGTTGCGATTAATATTACTACTGCTCCGATTAAATAACTCATTCCTGTTCCTCTTTTCTATCAATGTATTACGTTTCTATAAACCAATCTTACCACACATAAATAATTTGTCAACACTTTTTTAGAACAAAATAAAAAACCACCAATTAAGGCGGTCTAATCTATTAAGATACTTCTGTGAAACTAGTTGCGTCAGCCCAAATTCGACCATAACGTGTGTCGATACCAATACCATTAGTAGCTTCGTCAATCTCTGCTACACGGATACGCTTAGGGTTGTGTAGTTGCATGTACTTTCCCACGGCGGTTGTTTGGTCTTTTTGGATTACTCCGTTTTTGTCAACAATCTCGAACGAAGCTAATCCCCAACCGTTGTTAGTCCAATCAAACTCTTTACTTTTCCCACCGTTGGCTAGTTCATAACTGATTACTTGTTCCACACCGTTAATATATTCATACTTGTCAATACGATATGCTGGTTTGGTAGAGAAATACTCGCCAACTTCTAGTATTTGATCTATCTTATTGGGAATTTTTGGTGAGGGTTTAGAGTTGTCTTGACGATATACATAGAAGTATGGCGAACCATCAGCCTCCCACATTTCATCAAATTTGACGTTACCAACAGCCGTGCCACTTTCACCACCTGTCCAAAATGATGTACTCAATAGCAATGCATTAGGGTCGTCAGTTGATATAACCCCAATGTGTCCAAAAGCACCGGCAGACTCACCACGCTTACCCATAACGACAATATCACCTCGTTTAGCCGTCCATGACTTATTTTCAGCATATAGAGAAAAACCGTTGTTGATTAGATAAGGGTGGATTGTCTCAGTTGAGTATAAATAAGCCGGTTTGCTTGCCCCAGCCTCATATAATGCTTGGGTCATAGTACCAGAACAATCTCCAGTTCCATCACTACCGTTACGGCTACCAGTCATTGAATAAGTAATCTTACCCATGTGATTATCAAACCAAGAAATTACTTTGTTAATATCTACGCTCATGTTACTTTTCCTCCTTTTTAACTGCAGTAATCAACCCAGACGCCTTAGATTGTGAATAAGCTTGTTGAATAATCTGCTCAATCTGTTCGTCAGTAAAGTTTTTCAATATATTATTATCGCCCAATCGTTTGCGCAACGTAGCTATTGAAGTTAATCGTTGTTCTTCACCTGTACCAACAACTTTCTCGGCAGATGTTACTGCTCCAATTGCGAAGTCCAATGCTAGTGTCAGGTTTTGCGACTTAGACTTTGTTTTCATAAGCCGTAGTTCTTTTTCTAACCACACTAGACCACCAAAGGCAGTGATTACACTTACAACGGCCAATACGACATTTAAAACATTATTCATTTGTTGTTTCCTCCTTGTTAATAGATTACTAATTCTGAGCTTATTTGTTTTTTACCATAAATATCTTTTATTTCAAATACGGAGGGATCCCAAACTACACCCGCAACACTCGGATAAAATACACCCATTTCGTTGAATGAGGTTGGTGTACTTGTTGATAATTTGCTATAATCTTTTGAATTTCTTTTTTCTATATCTTGGTAGTCCATAGTCCAATTAGCTGTTATTTTTACATCTCTAACTTTTATAGTTTTATCTGTTGTCAAAGGTGCAAATCTTACGCCAAAATTAACAGCATTAGCAATATCTGTATCTGTTAATTTGTAAAAAGCAGTAATTATATAATCGCCATTTCCTAAATCTTGAGAATAATAAACGAAAGGTGAACGCCATGTTTCTGTGGAACTGCTATCAAAGTAATCGATGGTTAAATTTTGTGCTGTTATCAAAGACACGTCATCAATTGATATTTTGATATGCACACTCATTATTTTTGAAGTGAACACTTCTTGTTGCGCCTTTTTCGTTAGCCCTATTAACATATATCTCGGATTAGCCCCTAACCAACTAATAAATTCCCCTTTTTCATCTACACCAACTGTGTAATCAGAAGATCCGTAAACTCCCAACAGTGGAATGCCGCGAGAATTTACAAAATTCGTGACCATATCAGTTGGCATTATTGGCTTTAATTTACTAATCCAATGAGTTTGCGGGTTAAAACCATTTGCCACTTTATTTATAGAACTTATATTTATAAAATCAATATAATTAAGACCCATAAATTCTTTACTGATTTGTGGCGAACTTTCCATTTTCGAATTAATAATTTTGTTGTTATTAATTTTATCTAAAGCCGGATACCCAATCGAAGAACCTGTTTTTACGCTCGCTATATCTTTAGCACTATCATTAAAAACAAGAACTTTATCAAATATATTAAATTTACCCGCTTTAATTAATATGGCGGAAGAATCATCAGCTGAATACGTCATTGCCTCTAATTGTATATTATCAAATACATTATGCTGAATGTCTCTTGGATTAGAACCGCCGCTATCTAAAACAATTCCGTTTAATATATATCCTCTAACTGTTATGTTTCTAAAAGAGTTTGAATTTATATAACCATAATTTCTAGAATTTATTTTTATCGCTGTTCCGATATGATACATTGTTAAATTAGTAATATTACAATTATAAACATGTATATTTCCAGTAGTATTTACGTCAACAGGTTCCATTAATATTCCAATAGAGTTATTTGTATTGGCATAAATAATAACGTTGTCTACATTTGAAGTATCACCATTTTGTGAAATAGTTTCGTCTGCGTTTCTGCTACCAAAATTAATGGCTGTGGAGTCGCTATCATTAATATTAATAGAAATATTCTTGATACCAGCTTGGTAATTTAACGAGATGGCATACTTGGCTTTAGAAACAATGGTAGTTTTAGATACATTCTCTCCAAATAAATAAATACCATTAAGTACTAATTCCTGTGTGATTAAATATGTTCCATTAGGCACGAATACGGCTTTACCAGTATTATTTGCTGTATTTATTGCTGATAAAAAGTAGCTGGTATCATCTGTTACACCATCACCTAACGCACCAAAATCTTTAACATTAACAGAAGAATTAATAAAATCTAATATCTGTTCTATCCTATTCAAGTTAGTGGCAGTTATTAATTCATTATCTTGCCACTCGTGTTTATTATAAACCATATAATTTCCTCCTATTCATTAGTAGTTTCATTATATCATAAAAAAAAGACCGTTGCCAGTCTTAGTATTTCTTGGGTGGTTCTGTTGGGTCTTCTCATATGGGGTTCATTAAATAATGCCCTTCACTTTCAAACTCTTTAATGTTGTGATTGTCATGTGTAACATATCTGTTTGAGTAAGGTTTTTGATGTTCATGCGCCGGTTCAATTGAATAACCACATCGGGGGCGTTGACTTTATCGGGTTGCGTCTCGGCTTGTGTGATAATCTCTTCCTCAATAATATCCAACATAACTAGTCGGCGTTTTTCGAGTGTTTTTACTTGGATATATTGTGTAACCTCAGATAGTAATCCTAATGTAAGCAATGCAATCAATAAAATAATAAATGCTGTTACAATCTGACCTAAAATAATTAATACGTTCATAATAATTCCTCCAATACCATTTCTAATTGACTAAGTTTAATGTGTACATATTCGTCATGTGACTTGTAATAACTCACAGTTGAATGTTCTAAATGACCGTGATTACTCGTCTCAACCATAATTGCTAGTGGTTCTTCATATATATTAGTATCTGGCATATGTTCACCAACTGAATTACCTGTATACCATTTTAGGTTAAATTTGATAGCAATTTTCTTAAATTTTTCTAGTCTTTTTGGTGTGTCTACTCTCGTATATAATTTCATAGTATTTATATCTCCTTTAATTCAAACAGCGGTTCACATAATAATTTCTTATCCCACCATTCTTTTGCTTGTGTCTCGTTGTCAAATATCATAGCACGGCTCATTTTCTTTGTAAACCCATCGCTATAATTACCAGTTGCATAATCAGCCGTGAGATATTTACCCTCAACATCAGACCAGATTATATAGTTTGTGTAGTTCATCACATTTACCAAACGATTTGATATGAACCCATGTTACCAACGTTATATCTAAGTTCATACCCCAACTCATCGAGGAAGTTAACATAATGCTGACTTTCCAATAAACCGAATACCATATCAGGCACATCTTCATCTTTATAATCAAACACCGTATACATCTCACCATTATCAACGGCTAACTTAATCCGACCCTCAATATAAAAGTGTGCGACCTTTTCATCGGCTGGTAGTGACTTATAAAAATTATCAGTGCTTTGTTCTCGTGCTTGCTTTGCGTTAATCATTTGCTCACTTCCTCACTTAAATAATCTTCTGTTGTAATCATTGGCGTATTAAAGAAGTCTATAACAGGTTCCCATACTCTCATATATTTATTTCCAAGTGTCTGACTAACATAAATATAATCCGCCGTGTCTTCTGGTAACGACCACCAATTAGTAAAACCAGAACGTTCCAATTTAGATATCACGGCTTGTTCGTTTTCTGGTGTGATCCCTGTTATAAAATATCTATCTTTATTCATTATATATAACTCCTAACCTCTCGTTCACCTGATTCATTTTCAATAGTTACAAATAAATTAAGCCATGAAACATCTACATTATATATTTCAGTATCACCGTTTAATTTTTCTAACTTCTCAATCAATTCTTTTACTTTCATTAGTGTATCTCCTTAATATGAACAACCTGCAAATAAGTATCTGTTTTAATATCCCAATACCAGCCGTTGTTTTGATCTATCTCGTTAATCAGTTGAACCATTGCAGACATTTTATTCTCGTCTTCTCTAATAACAATCCGCTCTGTTCTATTTCCGTATATTTTAAACTTATAGTCTGTCATTTTTATTATTTCCTTTAACAACCATAATTGCTTTTCCATCTTCATATATAATACCGTAACCATCTGGTACGGGAACTTGTACGATGTCCTCTTGAACTTCGTTGGTAACTTTAACTCCATTACTATCCCAACCATATATTAACATTACTAAGCCTCCTTATTATCCTATGACACACCCGACCCTGTGTAGTTCGTAAGACCCACTACATCAAAGCACCCCTATTTAGAATACCCTAAGTAGTTAGTCCCTATTGTATTAGCCGGTGTATCCCACAGACCACATACCTAATCCCGAACTATATATACCTACTCTTCCCCATCGTTCGTAGTATCATCGCTCAAGTATTCTTCGTACATCATCTTAATACCTTGACGAACCACATCAGACTTGCTCATACCTGACTTATCCTCGAGTGCTTGTAGCTTGTCTTTAGTCTTCTTATCTATTCGTAAACTAATCGTTGTTCTTTTAATCATGTCATATA